TAGTTAATTACCTACCTATGTTTTACCTGGGTAGTACCGAACTCCCTAAACAAAATTTGGAATTTAGCTATCTTTTTGTCTTTTTAAATTTTTTATATTTTTATTTGATTTTATGATGCTTGTAAATTTAGTTCCTTCCTCCGTCACCGAATTGGGCTATATGATTTACGTTCCGTGTCCTGTCCGTTCACTCAAAATTTTCGCGCCACTCGTCATAACAATCTTCATAAGACTTAGTCCATATGATTTGATCATATTCACGAGCAACTCTGTTGTAACGTTTCCTAAGACTTTCGTAATACTCTTCACCATGGTGAAAAGCAAAACGAAAAGCCTCTTTCACATGTACTGCCATCGTCTCCTCTTCTAATTCGTTCTCTGATGGTCGAATCCAATTAAACAATTCCTGAATTGTTTCCGTATCTATTGCTGCAAAGTATCGAAACTTTGAATCTTTGATAGGGACACACTTCAGAAAATCTGCTTCACCGGGTTTCAACCAAGTCATTGTCGGATTTTTCTTAGGGTCTGTTAGTGTACATCCTATGGTATTAAACCACCCTCGTTGTACTGAGGTTGGATTATACCAATCTGTTATATGGGGTACTGGTGCTAATGTAGCATCATCTCCCATAAATGCTGCTGCTACATCTTTAAAGAAATCTTCTGCCGTCTTTTCAACTCCTGCCTCTTCTGCTAAATCTAGGTATACCATACCTTCAGCCTGAACATGCGCAATTGAATTAATTTCGATCGTTCCTTTATCGCCTGATGCTTCGCCATCATAGGCCTCATACACAATGTTTCCATTGATATGAATCCTCTGAGTGCTAGCATACGAATTTCTTTGTCTCGCTTGGTAGACTATCTTATCATGCGTCAGAATAAATTCTGAAGCTGCAAGCATCTCCCAAGCCGAATGGATAAGCACTGCTCTCATTGCTTTTCCATCCCACTGCTCCACATCGTAATTAATCCTCTGCGACGCATTCTTATTGTTTAGTTCAAGTTGTATCATAGTCATTCCCTCACCAAAAATATCAAGTCCTAAAGCATGTTGCATCTCTAGTCCCATCTGTTTATAGTAAGCCAATAACCTTCCATAAAACATTGTTCTAACAATAAGTTGTGCCATATTACAATTATTAAACGTTCTTGTTTTTCCTTGCTTAATCTTTTCAAGATTTCGCAATTCATCTTTTAAACAATCCGCATAAAAATTACAATATGTCTCTCCTCCTTCCATGTATGTTTTGAGTACTTTCGCAATCTCCTCAGCCATGAATGGTGTTGGTTCGTAATAGGGTTCCTGATCCGTACCCACATTCACTAAATATCCCAGTTTACCTGGTTGGTTTCCCGGTTTATTCAGCGTATATGGGTATCCTGGTGATGTTCTCACATTCAATCCTTCTACTTCTCCTGGTATGCCATTAATTGCCTCGCCTACCGTCAACATTCCCAAGGGTTTATCCTTGATAAAATTGACGAATTTGTGAATCATGACATTTCGTATCTTAGTCATATTATGCATGTTAAGTGGTTTAAATCCTTTACCAAATTTATCCAATCCTCGGGCTCGAGGAGTTGGATAACTCTGGTCGAATCTAAGATCCTTTGGTGATAATACTGCCGGTTCCTTTGTGTGTTTAAATAAAACATCGTGTATTGGTGATTTCTGTAAATCAGTTTTATCCATCTGATATAAGCTCTCTTCTTTGTAGACAAAGCCTATAAGTGATTGATTTCCTGTTGGTACTAAACCAGTCATACACTGAATTTCCATTTCTTCCATAGATTCGACTCCATTTCCTTCCATCATTGGTTTCATGATTTCAGGCAATAGGTTCTCTATCATTTCTCTACACAACAAAACCGACATTCCTATCTTATGTTTCTTTCCTCCACTAACATGTATACCGACTATCTTTCCATTAATCTGTGCGTTATCCACAATCAAGGGTGAGCCACATTGGCCAACTCTCGTTGCTTCATGGTATTTCCATCCTTCCAAGACGCAATACGCGATACCCAACTCGTTATTTTCCGAGGGTTCGTGACAGTATGATCCAATTGATATAATCTTCC